GGTGAGCGCCTGGCGCGCATTGCCAACTCCAAGCTGACCACTGGCTCGGGGTCGTCCGATGTCGAGGGCATCGTGACCAACGCCGCAGAAGGCAAAGTCGCGGCGGCCACGAACGCCATCACCTATGACGAGATTCTCGATCTCGAACACTCGGTGAACCGCGCATACCGCCGCAGCCCGAACGCTGGATATATGCTGTCTGACTCGACGCTCTTGGCGGTGCGCAAGCTGAAGGACGGTGACGGCAACTACCTGTGGCAGATGGGCAATGTCCAGCAGGGCATCCCGTCCACCATCAACGGGCGTCCGTTCTGGGTCAATGACGACATGGCCGGTCTTGGCGATGGCGTAAATTCCAAGGTGATGCTGTTCGGCGATATGTCTGCGTTCTATGTACGCAAGGTCGGTCAACCGCTGATCGGCGCGATCCAGGACAAGGACTTCTGGCCCGGTTTCGGCATCGCTGGCTACATTCGCTTTGATGGCGCGCTGTCCGACACTGCCGCCGTCAAGCATATGGCGCTTGCCGCATCGTGATCGGTTTCTTGAGGGGGCGGGCTTCTCGCCCCCTTTCCTAAGCCGATGGAGGGTAAAACCATGAAAATTGAATTGTTGATTTCGCGCGCAACCGTTGGGGGTTCGCAGAACCGCGGCGATATTGTCGAGGTTTCGGACGCCGAGGCGCAGCGGATGATCGAGGCCGGGCAGGCAAAGCCCGTGCGTCGTGAAAAGCCAGAAACTGCCATCCCAAAGCGTAAGGCAGAAAAGGCGAGCAAGTGATGGAGACGCTGCTCAATCGCACGTCTGATCCTGCGACGTCGCCTGTCGATCTGGACGAAGCAAAGTCGCAGTTGAATGTTTTTCATTCTGATGACGATTGGTATATCAGCGGCTTGATCTCTGCGGCTACGGCGGCAGTTGAGGAAATGACAGGGCGTCCCCTGGTCACGCAAACGTGGGAACTTTCGTTGCGCTATCCGCGCACGCGCATCTACCTTCCAAAGACGCCCGCGCAGTCGATTGACAGCATCACCTACTATGACCGTGACGAGACGCAGCAAACCGCCAGCGTCTCGGACTTTCACCTTTTCAACGACATTTACCGTGCGTGGGTCGAGCCGAAAGACGGTAAGGACTGGCCTGATGTTTTCGGCCGGCCTGACGCACTTACAATTTCGTTCATTGCTGGCTATGGCTCGGCATCGGACGTTCCAACGGAGTTAAAACACGCGATCTTGATGTTGTTGACGCACTGGTATGAAGAACGCCGCGCGGCTTCGGACGCCAGCATGGCAGAGGTTCCGTATTCGGTTGGCGCGCTTGTTGGGCTTCACCGCAGAGGTTGGGTGGGGGCATGAATCCCGGCAGGCTTTCGGAACGCGTTGCTTTCGACGCCCCCAATGGGTCAACAGATGCTTTCGGCGGTGAAGGTGTGGGCTGGACTTCCGGCAATACGGTGGCGGCGCAATGGGTATATGGCAAAGGTGATGAGATCGTGCAGGCCGCAAGACACGCGGGCCGGTCTGCCTACAAGATCAAGGTGCGGTCGAGCTCGACAACCCGAGCTGTGACGACGGATTACCGGATGCGCGACGTGCGGGACGGAACAGCGTGGAATATCACCGAGGTTGACGCGCGATCGGACGAGGCGCGGCGCGCAAGGATGGTATTCATTGTTGTGGAAGGGCCGGTTCATGAGCGTGACAATGAAGGTTGAGGGCTTCCGTGATCTGGAAAAGTCCCTCGCCGATCTCCCGCGCAGCACGTCCAAGGGCGTTGCACGCCGGGCGATGAAAAAGGAATTGCAGCCCGTCGCGGAAACAGCAAATTCGTTCTGGCCGGGATCGTCGGATGATGTGTTTCGGATCACGTCGCGGATCGCGCGCAGGCAGATGGGCGACAGTCACATGGTTCGGGGGCGCAGCATCGTCAACATATTCGTTGGCGCACCGGGCGGTGCAACGGGCACGCCTCACGCCCACCTGGTCGAGTTCGGCACAGGCCCGCGCTACACGCGCAACGGAGCTTTTCGGGGCAGCGTGTCACCGAACGCGATGCTTCAGCCTGCTTGGGACATGCACAAGGGCGCGCGACATGCACATGGGCGGCAAGGGAAACATGAACTACCGCGTGCAGATCGACTGTTACGGCGCGACTTACGCCGAGGCCATCGGTGCCAGCCGGGATGTTCGTGACGCGCTTGAGGGCTACCAAGGCGGGCCGGTTCAAGGGGCATTCCTTGACGCGGTGCGCGACCAATTCGACGAAGACGCGGGGCTTCTGCATCGCGTCTCGCTGACCTTCTCGGTTCACAGCCGGGATTAACCACGGGCGCAGCCCGACACCCCTAGAAATGGAGAAATGACATGGCTGCATCTGTCAGCACCATCGGCTACGGTGGCACTCTGGAATATTCCACCGACGACGGTTCGACTTGGACCGCTGTTGGCGAGTTCAAATCGGCGGGCCTCCCGTCCGACAGTGTCGAGAAAGTGGACCGGACCCATATGGGGTCTCCCAACACGACCAAGGAATACACGCCCGGCCTCGGCGAGCCGCAGGACGTTGAATTCGTCTTTAACTTCAACAGCACCGACTACGACGCGCTGTTGACCCTCGCCGGCAACCGAACTGTTGCCACTTGGCGGCACACGTTGGCGACGGAGGACAACACCACCACCGGGGCTGTCTATGAATACGATGGGTTCCTGACTGTCGGGTCTGGTGAGACCACCGTCGAGGGCATTACCGAGGTTTCAGCCACGATTCATCGCACCGGCAGCTATACCTTCACGGCAGCCTCCTGATGATCAGCAGCGTCACAAAGCGGATTGACGGCGAGGACCACAAGTTCCGCCTTACCACGCGGGCGATGCGGGCTTTGGAAGATGCATACGACGCGAGCATTCCCGGACTCCTGCAAAGCCTTGAGGGCGAGGGCTTCCGGCTGACCAAGGTTGCATCTATCATCGGGCAGATTTCCGCCGACGGGGCCGGTGTGTCGGAGGCAGAGGCTGACGAGATCATTGACGGCCTCGGGATCGAGGGTGCTATTGCCGTGGTGGAAAAGGTCGTCGAGGCTGCGTTCCCGCAGACGACGGAGCAGGCGGCAAAAAACGGGGAGGGGGCGGGTCAAAAGTAGACTGGCCCGCCCTTTTCCAGCAGTGGGTGGAAGGTGGACAGCGCCCTGCAGAGTTCGACGCTGTCACCTTTCGGGAAATGCAGATCATCCTTGAAGGCGCAACGCGGCGCGATGAGCGGCAGGCATGGCTTGCGGCTCAGTATGCGGCGTTTGCCTACCACAACCCCAAAGAAATGCCGCTAGACCCGATTCACGGTGAAAAGCAGCAGAACGTCAGCGAGGAAGTGGCCGAGGAAATGGCCGCTATTCAGCGCCGCGTGAAACTGAAGATCGACATGGCGAAGGCAGGAGCGAAACATGGCAGTTGAAATCGGCGCACTTCGCGCGCTTCTCAGCCTGGACAGTTCTGCATTCGAGCGTGGTGCGCGTCGGGCCGAAGCCTCCATGAACAGGGTGCAGCAGCGCCTGTCTCGCATGGGGCGCGGGATGCGCGACTTCGGGCGCAGTATGTCTACGCGCGTCACCGCTCCTTTGGTTGCGATGGCAGCTTTGGCCGGCGGGGCGTCTGTCAGGGCAGCGGAGCAAATCGAGCGATTGGCCGAGATCTCAGGGACGTCAACGACAGAGTTCCAGCGACTGGCCGCAGCTGCCGAGACCGTGGGCATCGAAAACGACCAGCTGGCTGACATTTTCCGGGACATGCAGGACCGTGTCGGGGACTTTATGTCCACCGGCGGCGGGCCGATGGCTGACTTTTTCGAGAATGTCGCCCCGCAGGTCGGGGTGACTGCCGACCAGTTCGCGCGGCTGTCCGGCCCCGAGGCGTTGCAGCTTTTCGTGTCGTCGCTTGAGCAGGCCAATCTCAGCCAATCCGAAATGGTCTTCTACATGGAGGCCATGGCATCGGATGCCACCGAGTTGCTGCCGCTTCTGCGCGACAATGGCGCCGAGATGGAACGGCTGGGTGACAGGGCGCAGCGCCTCGGCGCAATCATGGACCAAGACACCATCGAGGCGCTGACAAACACGAGGCAGGCCCTGCGTGACCTCACAGCTGCCGGGGCCGGGTTTCGCAACGAGATCATGGCCGCCTTGGCCCCGCAGATCGAACGCTTGGCAGAAGGCGCGGTGCGATTGGCAGAGCGCTTTTCCGAGCTGTCGCCGCGAACGCAGCGGATAATCGCGGGCATTGGCGGGCTGGCCGCAGCCATCGGCCCGGTTGCGATTGCGCTTGGCTTTCTCGCCACGGGGCTGGCTACGCTGGCTTCGCCCATCGGTCTGGCGGTCTTGGCTTTTGGTGCCCTTGCCGGTGTCGCTGCGACTGTGGCGCTGAAATGGGACGAGTTCAGTGAGCGGTTTCCGGGCGTGGCGTCGGTCATCCGAGGCGTCATCAATACGGTGGAAGGCGTGATCGCTGGCCTTGTTGAGACGATTTCGGGCGTTGTCGCAGCCATCGACGCGATCATCCAAGGCGACTGGCGAGCGCTGTGGCAGGCCGCGCAGCAGATATTCGAAGGGCTGTTTACGACGATTGACAGCCTGTTCGGAGGGCTGCCGAGTCGGATTGTCAACTGGATCACGGCGACAGCGACAGAGGTTGCGGAAACGATGCGCCAGTTTGGTCGTGACATCGTCCGCTACATCGTCGAGGGCATCCGCGAAGGGGCCGAGTCCGTGCGGCAGGCCATCACGGACATCCTGACATTTGATGAACCCGCTGCTGCGACCGCGCCGCAAGGGCCGCTTGGGCAAATGCGGGCTGTTGGTGTGAGCATGGGCGAGGGCCTAGCGCAGGGAATCAACAGCACGACCGGGAATGCAGCGCAGGCCGGTGCCAACGCAGCGGCTGCGGCCGAACGAGGCGCGCGCGAGGAATCGGAAACCCAGTCGCCGTCTCGCAGGTGGATGGAGCTTGGCCGCGACCTTATGGACGGCCTTGGCATCGGCATCGCGGATCGCGCTCAGGCGGCGGGACAGGCGGCTGCGGCTGCGGCGCAGCAAGCGACGGAGGCTGCAACGCAGCAAATAGATACGGCCATGGACCGCGCCTCTCAAGCCGCAGAAGGATTTGGGTCTCGCTTCGCGTCATTCCTCATGCCGATCATTAACGGCACGCAGAGCATCGGAGATGCGTTCCAGAACATGGCGCGGCGTGTAAGCTCCAGCTTTTTGCAGCAGGGATTACAAGGACTTGGTCAGCAGTTGTTCAGCGGGTTTTCGGGCTTCGGCGGCAAAGGCGGCGGATTCTTCTCGACGATGATGCGCGGGTTCCAAGGCTTCTTTGCCAACGGCGGGACGCTAGGGGCGGGCCAATGGGGCATTGCTGGCGAGGCCGGTCCAGAGCCTGTTGTTGGGCCTGCTCGGATTATTCCGAACAGCGCCATGGGCGGTGCGACCATCAACATGAAAACCGAGATCATCAACAACGCGCCGGGGGTAGATGTGGAGGAACAGCGCAGCCGAGGCGCTAACGGCGAGGAAATCAGCCGCTTTGTCGTCACCAAGAAGGACGCTGCCAATGGTGGCCTCGACGCGATCATGAGGGGGCGTTACGGCGTGACGCCCAAGGTGAACCGCCGATGACCGCGCCTGCTCTATGGCCGTCGTCCTTGCCGCTTCGAGCGAGGCTCGGCGGCGGATCAGGATCTTCGGCGTCTGGTCGGTTCGTTTTTCAACCGGAGGAAGGAACATCGATCGACAGGCCGCGCACATCCGCCGTGGTGCAGACCTTCGACCTGACTTTGCCGCCGCTTACGGTGGCCGAGTTCGACGAATTCGACACGTTCTATCGCACGACCCTCTCGCGCGGGACCGATCACTTTGCATGGATACACCCGCGCAGCACAAAGATCCGGCGGGTCAAGATCGTGTCCGAGCCGACCGAGAGGCATGTAGCCGCCGATATGTGGCAGCCGTCATTCCGTCTGCGCGTCGTTGACATCGCCCCGTCCTGGGCGAGCTACCTGACGACGGACAATGGCTACATGCAGATCGTTGACCAGACGTCTTGGGATGCGCTCTGATGACCGACCTGACAGACGCCCAGATCGGCGCGCTGGAGGCCCCGGAAGGCCCCGACGCGATGCTGTCCTTCATCGAGGTGGTGCATCCCGCGCTGCCCGCGACCAAGCGCTTCGTCACGGACGTGCTGGATTTCGTCTGGGGCGGCGAGACTTAC